AATCTCAGATATTTTATTACCATCTTCATCTTCTTTTAATTTTAGTTTTTTCATTGCAATAACAATACTACTTGCATATACAAAACCTTGTCCACCTGATACTTTATCATCTGGGTCAAACATATCCTGTGATGCATAAGTGTGATTAGTTGCTAATAAACCAATATTCAAACTACCAATTAAATTAACTGTATTTCTAATTAATGCTGTAAGTGATTTTGCTTTTCTACCTAAATCACCTTTCATGTCTCCTCTTTCAAATTGATCTCTGTCTGTTGGTGTTAGCAACATACCTAAAGAATCAATTACAAAAAGTACTTTTGGTCTTTCTTCTTGTGGTTTATCTTGATAATCTTTTTTATAACTGGTAATGAAATCACTTATAATCTTTGCAACATCATCAACCATTGCTACATTAATTCTTAGTAACTTATCATCTGAAGTATCTACTCCTAGATCTTGTAACCAAGTTTCGTGCAATGCGTTTTCTGAGTCTAATGCTACACAAAAGATTCCTTGTTTTTGTGCATTTCTAATAATATTACCTGATGCTATCAAACTTTTACCTGAGCCTGATTCACCCGCTAACATAGTTACCCTACCTAACGGAATACCTTTTTCAAAGTCTCCACTGATAAGATGATTTAAAGTATAATTTCCTGTAGAAATCCATGTATCTGGATCAGAATCAAATCCTACAGAAATACCTTGTATGCTTTTTGTTAAACTATTTCTAAATTTACTTACGTCGAACGGTCGTACCATTTTAATTCTCCTTGAGTAAGATGATGGTGCAAAAAAAATGCACCATCATACATTAACTTACTATTTGTTTGCTTGTCTACTTCTTATCATTGACAAAATATCGTCAGCGGATACTTTGCTAGAAGTTGAGTCAGTAGCTGATGCCGTTACTGTTTCGGCTACTTCTACTTTTGCAGGTTCAGGAGTATTTGATACTACTGGTGCTTGAGTTTCTACTACTGGTGTAGCTGTTACTGGCGCCGGTGCTACTGGTGTAGCTGTCGCAGTTGCAGTTACTGGTGCAGGTGCAGTTGCAGTTGCCGGAGCAGTTGCAGTTGCTGGTGCACTGTTAGTAGAAGCAGAAGTCTGTAATCCAGCTGGTTTATAATATTGACCAAACCTTTCTGGATCATATAGTTCTCCATCAACTGATGCTTTAAACATCTCTTGAATAATCTTTTGTTCTTCTTGAGATGGTTTCTTAGGCATATAGTCACTTAAATTATGTAAACCATATTGATCAATTGCTGATCTTTCTGATTCGCCAATTGACCTTGCTTTGAAACTCCAAGTTGATGTTGAATAATCAGCATACCCACCTTTTTGAGTTTTCGTTAATTTGAAATCTCTTCCTGATTCTACATCAGTTGGTAGATCTTCCATATCTGGATTCATTAATGCTGATCTAATAATATTAAAGATTGAAGGATTAATCACAAATCTTCTAATTGGGTTTTCTGGAGTAGTGTCCTCATCTAATGTTGAGTTAACTACAAAACCATTAAAAATATAAGAACGTTTCTTCCAATATTTTCTTCCCATGTCTTCAAGTGATTTATCTTTAAACCAAGTTCTTACTTCCGCTAGTACTTGACATGGTTCGTTCCACATTTCCATACACGGTACTTGTACAAGAGTTGGTTTAGTATCTGCTTGACCTTTGATACCTGGAAAAGGTAATTTGATCATTGCTCTTTCTACCCAGAAAAAAGTATTATTTTTATCTGCATCTGGTAAAAATCTTAGTGTTGATGTTGTGCCTTCTGGAATATTCCAGAATGGATAAATTGCATTATCCCCTGTAGATCCTCTAGATGAGGATTTGTTTTCTTGTTCCGCCAGTTTCGCACGGATTTCTGCTAGTGTTGCCATAGTTTTATCTCCTTGTTAGGTCTTGTGCCTTTATTAGCCTATGTTGTTGCCTGTTAATGTTTAATATTTTTAACATTAAACACTAGTATATTTAGTTTTTAGATAAAAGTCAAGTCTTTTTTTGGAGAGATTGAAAACTTTTTAGTTCACATCAATTACTGCAACTGTAAACAGTTGATATTTGTAGCTAGTGGTATGGGTGTTTCTTAGCTTTGTCTGTAATTAATCAAGTCTTGCATTCTTGCAACAACTTCATTTTTGTCTTCACTCATTGCTTTTTTAATAGCTTTGTCTTTTGAAGCCATATAATCATCTGAGTCTACATCGCCATCACCATCATGGTCTTTACCTTTAGTTTCTTCAAGTCCTGCATTTCTTTTTAGAATTGACAGTTCAGCATCTTCTTCAACCGGCTCTTCTTTTTTGCCTTTTTTAGCATCTAGCATTTTTTGGAAAGCGGCCTTTTGTGCTGGACTTTGTCCTTCTGGTAAATCATATGGTTCTTGATAATCTTCGTAATCTGGGTCATTTTCTTTTTCCCAAATGTCAGCGTATGACTCGCCATGCTTTTTAATAAATTCGTCTTTTGACATTTCTCTAGCGTCTTCTTCCATGTCCATAACCCATGATTTAACTCTAGCTTCTTTAAGACCCATTTTTTTAGCGGCGTCATCTAATTCTGCTTTTTTACGCATTAATTCTTTTTTAAGATCTTCATCTCCATGTGTGTTTGGATTCATTTGAATATCTTGTAGTGCTTTTTTCTTAGCCATGTAATCTTCTTTGTCTTTGATGTCTGTATCATGATTATCTTCAACTACTACGTCAGTTCCTGTTAGTCTGTTTAAAGCTTCTTCTAATTGACTAAACTCTGGTAGTTCTGAATTTGTTGCTTCTGCTTTTGCAACTGGCTTAGGTTCTTGAATTTTTTTAAGTATTGAATTGATTACTCTTATGTCTGTATTTCTTTCGTCTTTTGAAGACCAACCTTCTGGATCATTTCCTGAAAACTTATCACTCATTCTTGCAAGGTAAACTGATATTTCATCGTCATGTGCTCTAGCGGCCAAGTCACTTAATCTAAATGCAATTCTGGCATCTTTGTCTCTAAACTGTGTAACCTTTGCTGGATCAAATTCTGATTGAGAAGCATTTCTTTGATGCATCATTACTGGTGCTGTTAACTTTTGTGATACAACATCTCTTAGATTTGCTGTAGTGTTCATTTTATCTTGATCATTTTCCATAGTTGTGTCCATTTCTTCTGTAACCTTATTACTATTTAACCGATAAGTGTAATTTTTGGGCTTTATCTCTCTGCCAAATTCTCTTAAATCGAAGTCTAAAAGGTTATCTTTTGCTAGATTTTTTAATGATTTAAGTAAATCAGATAAAACTGCTATGTTTTCTGGGCCTTTATGCACTTTTAATTCTTGATTCTTATCGTCTAAATTAACCATTAAGTTAGGATCTGCTACATAAAAAAATCTTGATTGTTCTGGGTTTGATAGTTCTTTTCCATCTTGTGCATCAAACATCTGAATGTTTAACCCAGATCCTTTGAGTACTTTAAATACTTTTTCTGCAACTGATGAATAATTTACTGCCATGCTATTATTTACCATTGATTATATAATCATTGGCATTGGTGTGGTGTTGTCTTGATCAGGATCACCTTCATCTCCTAAACTTTGCTCAAATATAGGATCATACTTGGCCAAATATGCTACTATTCTACAACAAAGCAATGTTGCTGATACTAGGTCATCATTTTCACCTATCTTAGCAGAAAAAGAATTACCTCTAGCTACATATAATTTTAATTCTCTAATTAAATTTCTACTGTTAAGTGTCATTTTTCCAGTTTCAATATAATGTTTTAGTTTACTACAAGCTGTTATTTTTGCTTTGTGTGTTGTGTTATAACCTTTACGTTTGTGTACATCTCTTCTTTGTTGTCCTGCACGTCTAGGTTCATGTAAAAAAAATCCAGGAAATCTAGATTCATCCATTTCTTCAATGGCTACAATGGCTCCTTCACCAAGTGCATTATTTTCAACTGTCCAATATATTTCAGGCTGTGGTGAGCCTTGCTCTTTTAGACTGCTGTCTAGTTCTTTAAGTATTCCTAATAATGCTCTACATTGTCCTTGTATAGAAGTTTTATTATGTTGCCATTCTGCAACTTGTTTCAATTCAGGTACACTGTAGACTTGTATTGCTGAGAAGTCACCACCTGTACCTAAACTTGGATCAAGTGCCGCTACGTATGTTTGACCTTTTTTAGGTTTTTCATACCAACGTACTTGTCCTGTTTTATATATAGGATCTTTACCTGCCAACGTAACTAATTTCAATCCATCAATTAATGTTTCATCAAATGCAATAAATTCACAGTCATGTTCACGTCTAAATCTTTCTTCACCAATTCTTGCTCTTTCGTCTTTGGCCCATTTTTCATCTCTGTCAGGATGTTCACTCCAATGAACGCCAATTGCTTTGAAACCATTTATACCAGTGCCATCTCTAGATGGTTGACCAAATTCATCAACACGTTTGTTTGCACCTCTCCATAGTCCTGCAAAAACATCATCATCGTTGTTTGGTGTTGATGTGATAATACATTTACCACCTGTTGACAATGTAGGAGATAAAGAAGTCCAAAACTCATTAGCTTTTGTTTGTGGTTCAACAAATGCAAACTCATCCATGTATACTAATGATATGGACATACCTCTACCAGTTGTTTCTGTAGTTGTTTGTGCTATGATTCTAGATCCGTTATCAAAATCCATTGATCCTTTGTTGTAACTTGTTACTCCACATCTAATATAATCTGGTGTTTCTTCGTACGCAAATCTTACACGTTGCATAATATCTTGAGCACCTTGATATTTGTGTGCCGCAATTAATATTAATACATCAGGGTGAAACATTGCATACCATAATAGATAGCCAGCCGCACAGGTTGTTTTGCCTGTTTGTCTAGCACACATGGCTATTGCAAATCGATTACTGTTGTAGGTATCTAATAAACTTCTTTGAAAATCATATGGCTCAAACTTTAATCTACCTCTAGTTGGATGTTGAATCCACATAAAGTTTTCCATAAAATAAAGATACCCATCTTGCTTATTTGCACATTTTTTTAAGTCAAGTATCTTTTGATCATTATATGTAGACTTAGAATAAGCCTTTTTAGTCAGATTACCTTCTAAACTTTTTCTTACCATAAATGTATTTATATACGTATTTAATGAAGTTTAAATATCTCGTCTACTGGATTAAATTCTACTTGTTTATATTTTCCAGAATGTGCAAGAAGTACTTCTTCAATAACTGCATCAATGTTATTGTGCCAATGATTTAAAAATTTATGAGCTTTTCTAAATTCAGGTGGTATATCGTCAAACTGCCACATAAAGAGTTGTAGGATGTTGTTATAATCTGGCATCCAATAATATATTTTAAGTGTTGTTACTCTTTCCGGAAACAGTATCATAAAAATATTTAAACTTTTAGTAAAAAACTTATATGATGTGTTAAGTTATCTTTGAAGATGTTGCGATTGTTCTCTTATATTGCAAGTGGCTTGCCATTTGTCATTTGTACATTTTTTAGCACACAGTTGGAATGGTGCATTGCTATCAGTTGCAGATGTTTCCCAACTACCTGTTAACTCTACCCATGCTTGAGAACTGAAAATTTCTTGTAGACTTTTTGTGGCCGCATCGTTGAACCCATCTTTGTAATACTGTATTAGTGCTGAATCCATTTCTCGTAAATCATCAAATTTGTCATACTTGCCTGAATGCCAACAACAAGGCCAAACTTTTCCTTTTGAATTTAGATACATTCGTTTGACTTGTAAGTTTTTACAGCTTATTGTTTTTTCTTTTTTATAAAAATTATGTTGTTGCAGTCTTTGTTCAACAAGGTTTGAAATATCTGATTTAAGTCCTACAGTTTTTTCTTCTTGTTCTAGAGGCACATAAAATTGTGTTTCTTTTTGTTCTGCATATCTTGTAGAGTGTGTTGTTATAAATTTTCTAAAGCCTATACTTTTTGCTAACGCCTTTGCTTCATCTACTTGGTGTTCATTGTGTTCAAACGTTAACCATTTCCAGTGAGCAGTACCACCGGCATCAATATAAGATTTAACATTGTCCATTAATTTGTTCCAACTAACTTTTTTTCTATAAATTTCATTAGTATCTTCTAAACCGTCAATTGAAAATGTTACTATATTATCGTTGATGTTGTTTCTTCTATTAGCTTGATATCCAACTTCTCCCATCTGTTTCCAAAATTCTGTTGATCGCAATCCACCATTAGTTTCTATTTCACAAGCCCTGTAACTATTAACAGCTATTTGCCACATTGCCATTATATCTGGACTCATTATTGAATCACCTAAGTTTCCAACAAACCAGCATTCCATATCGTGTGTATGATTTCCAAAGTCTAATGTAACTTTTCTAAACACATCTAAACCAAGATGTTTTTGAGTGAATCCTGTGTCGCGAACACTAGTTCCAGTTAAGTGTCTAGCACAATACGGACAACCTGCGTTGCAATATGAAGAGCCTTCAATTTCTAGTATTTTTATATCTGTTGGCTTCAGTAAATTATACATAGCTGTATTTAAACCGTATGTGCTAAATTAAAAACTTACTTGTATGCGTTTTTAGGTGTGTATTAGAAACTTGTAATTAGTAAATGTATTAGTAAAATTTTTATTACGTCTGCGGTCAATTTCATTAATGAATTTAACACAATCTAATCTGTTCACTGCAAAGTCTTTGTCATCAACTGTGTTGTTAACAAAATAATTCCTTAATCGCTGTATGTAATTTAATTCGTTGTTTTCTGTTAATGGATGTGCAGACACATATTCAACTAGTTCGTCAAACTTTGCTATCCAGTATTTGGTTTTGGGTATATTGAGTACATTTAAAAACTTAGGACTGTTTAGTATGCTAACTCCGTATGTAACTGCCTTATAATCCTGTTTTAAGCGGTATATATCCGTCATTAGCAGTTTCATACTATCAATGCTCAGAACATTTGCTGTCACCATTATGTGCAAGGATATGCCGCGTTTAAGCACCTTTTTACAGTTGTTTAACCACGTTTCATACTCCATACCTTCTCTTATGTATTCTGCTTGTTTTCCATGTGTGTCGCAACTGGTAAAAATCTTTGCATCTTTGATCAATTGGTTTTCTTTTAGTTCAGATATGTCACTTAGATAGCTGTTTAGTTTCCAAAAAGGTATCTGCAGATTGCTGTTGATGTGCAAGTCTAACTGTTCACAACCTCCTTGTTTAATGTCGCTGATCAGCTTGGCTGTGTCTTTGCTTAAAAAAGGTTCGCCACCTGTTACACGTAACACATGAAGTTTGTCTTTGATATCAGGCCACCATTTCCACCATGCTTCAATATAAGGATTGTGTTCTCTTTTTAAATATGGCGTTCTGCTTGTTTCCATAATCCAATCTAGATTGTTGAATTGGTCACTAGTAGGATAGCCGCCATGTTGGTTTATTTCGCTCCACCATTCACTGCTGAACACAGGACTACAATAGACACATTTCATATTACACACATTTGAAAAACTGACTTCTACGTGTGTAGGTACTGTGTTGTAGTTCCAATCTTGTTTAGATATTTTTTGTATATGTTTCTTGGCCCACGAACTACTGCTTTTCTTAATTCTATCACTGAAGTGAGCACCTTCTGTATCTTCTACTTTCCAGCAGTAACTACATTCTTCAGGACGTTTGCCTTCCAACATCAATTTACGTTGCTGTTTTTTGTACTCAGTGTTGTGCAATGCCGAAGGATCTTTTTCTATTTCCTCCAAAGGTATTTTATGAGTCTGTGGGTGGTGGCAACTATGAGTATGACCATTTTGTAAATGTAAAGTTACCTGTTGCCATTTGGCCGCACAAAAACTAGGTGATATTTCGTCTAACTCATTTTTAATGTGTGAAATATTTTTCACGATAGAATCTTTTAATTATCCAGTTACTGAACGTTCAAAATCATCAAAGGCATTAGGGATATCTGCCAATCCTCTCAGTTTTCTCTCTGTACTGATTGTATTTAAAATGTCAAGTGTCAAATCTCTAATCTTCATAAACTTCTCGGCATCTTCTGGTGTGTTGACCATGTCTTCTAATCCTGCAAAAGGTTCACCTGATGGTAGTCTACCTAATACTTTTTTAATTAGATCAACATCTTGGTTACCTGATCGTATAGGACCTATTCCTGATTTAGTTTGTCTGATACTTCTAGCAACATCATCAACATCTCCATTAGTGATGACTTTGCCTCTGTTTGATTGTCCTCTACCAATTGAAAAAATTTGTCCAATTGCTGTTTGGAACATTGGGTCTTGTGCTAAATTTGGTATACCTTTTTTTTGTATAAGGTCGTTGTAGTCTCTGGAAATAACGTTTGTTACTGCATCACGTGTTCTTACTCGTCTTTGAGCAAGTCTATCTAGTCTGTTGACTTCGCTTAATTTAGTCTTTTTTTTTGATCTGATGACTCAGCTACAAAATCTTGGTACTCTACCATCAACTTATCAAAGCGGTTGTCCATCTCTTTAACTTGTTCTTTGGTTAGCTTGTCTTCATCTGCTAAACCATTGTCACCATGTTTTGCTGGAACGTATTTAAATTTCTTTGCTTTTTTAACTGAAGTAGTAAAGTCATCTTGTTTAAAATGACCTGGACCAGTTTTTACGTATTGTTCATTGTCTTCCATAATTGATACCTCTGCATCTATTTCGTCTCTTTGTAGAGCTGTTTGGACTTCGTCTGCTGTAGCTGTTGTACTAACTTCTACACCAGCACTATTAAATTCATTTTGATCAACTGTTGCTTCAATACCTGCTTGTTTAAGAGCAAACTCAATCGATGGTGCAATTGATCTGTCTTGGTCTAAATCAAAGTCGCCAAGATCGTTAACGTGTACTGCGTAAGTTTGAACTTTAGGTTCCATTACCTATTGTCCTTTGTTAAAGGAGACGGAGATGCTTCGCTTTCTTTAGGCTGACTATTGTCAGCTGGTGCATCTGCTTTCTTTTGACTTAACGGCCCTTCAACTGTTACTTCAGCTCTATCTGGATCTTCTTCTTTGTTATCTTGTAAAGTTTTTAAAAAATTCTCTTTGTGCTTTTCACCAAAGTGTTCGCCTTCAATTTTACTTTCTTCGTCAGTATATTCTTGGCCTATTTTTGGTTCATAGTCTTCTGCGTTAGCTGTATTTCTTTCAATCTCAGCTTCATTTTCTGCTTCAAGCGGATCGTTTGCACCTTTGACTACAACGTAATCATATGGTAATCCAGTTTTGTCAGATAAATTTCTTCTAAACGTTTCAAAACTCATTGGCATTCTTACAACTGCATCAATTATATAAACTTCTGCATTTCTAATTTTAGTTCCAAAGTCTAATGGATGCTCTTGCATAATAGTTTTTTGTGGGGAGCCTACTGTAACTACATCATATCTTTGTAGTTCTGACTCAATAGTATTCATTATATCATCTGTTACATCAGATGCTACTTTTATTCTAACTGGAATTTCTCTTACAGCTTCCGCTAGATATTGCTTAAACGTTTTCATACAATTATTTATCTCCGTTGTTAGTATCTTTGTCGTTTTCGTTGACTCTATCAATGATTTGGTCTAATAATTTGTTACGATCGCCCACAATATAGCCCTCTCCTTCAATGATTTCTTCGTCTTTTCCGCCTTTATTGTCCCATTGATCTACCCTTTGCTTCTTAAGTTGTAGCTCAATCATACGCAATTTTTTGTCAGCTTTGGCGTTTTTAGCCTCTATGGCGTTCTTCATCATTGTTTGTGCTACTTCAAAAAACTTACCTGCGTGTCTGGCCTCAGATGCCATACCTAGATCCATAAGCTCTTTATAGCTTTTTATAGCTTCTGTAGAGTATATGTCCATATCGGAATCATGTGATTCTAAGTCTTTAACTTGTGGTAATGCCTTATCAATCTTTTCAGCAGTTGATAATGCTTTTTTAACTTGTTGTTCTTCAAGTTCTTTGGTAGTATCTTTGTTATCATCTAGTTGCTCTAATATTTCTTTATCTTCTTCTATTATTTCTTCAGCAACTTGCATTACTTCTTTTTCCATAGCTTCTTCCATGCTTGGTAAGTTAAATGTTTCTTCTAATTTTTTATTCATATTACTTTATAGCATATATTGAGTCTTCATTCAAGACCCTAAATCGCATTCCTTTTCTCTTTGCCCACTCGCCTGCCGCTTGCCACTTTGCTTTATTTAATACTATTCTGGCTTTATCGTACTTATTTTTAGCTTTTTCCAGGATAGTTTGACTAGCAGGTTTAATTTCAACTAACTCGGCTACTTTACGTCCTGTCTTATTTTTATATATCATTACAAAATCTGGAACGTAATATGTATAATCTCCAGTAAATGGATTTCTGTATGGTATCCTTACTGGCTCACTTTGCCAACTTAAAACTGCAGGATGATTGTCGCACATTCTCATAAAAGTTAATTCCCAACCTGACCTATATCTAGGATTTTTCTTCCCAGCATACTTCTGTGGATTTTTTGGCTCATATGTACCCGAATGAAACTTTCTCATACAAGTATTTACTTCGTTTTATTATTGTATAATATGTCTTGAAACATTTGGCGTTGCAGATATTGGTTGTCTATTACCAAGTTGACTTGTGCTTGGTCTATAATTGTTAAGTACTGCAATACCTAATTCACTAAAAGAAATATTACTTTCTTTATTGTCAAATAATTCATCAAATTTTAAATTAAATTTTTTTAAAGCGTCTAAGGCCAATAAAGTATATGCTGTTGACAACTGCTCGTTTTCTACGTGTTTGTCAAAGATACCTTTTATTAAATCATATTTGCCGCCATTAATGCTTTGTCTAGATACAAATGGATCAATATTTTCAAGTATAACTGTTGTTGGATCTATAGATGAATTTGTAGTTAAATTATTTGTAATATTACCAAACTGTCTAATAACTTGTTTGATTGCTCCTACGCCTTCAAATAATTGTGTGCTGACTCTTTTATTACTCATTTTTTATTTCCTTACTGAATCTATAAAGTTATAAACTCTACCAAATTGTTTATCAATACTAATCAAATCTTGTTGTATCATATTAACTAAAATTTGTAATTCCATTAATGTAACCAATGTCCAAGAAGCCAACCCTAATAGGATCGTACCTAATATTCCTATCAACATTGTATTAGTTTTTCTTGTCATTATTTCTTACCAAAGTTAAACATACTGCCAATTGATTTGGCTGTATTTTTTACTGCGCCTGTTACTTCATTTTTAACATTACCAACACCATCTACAACACTTTGTACATTTAAGCCTTTACCTGTTTCTTGTGCGTCATCTAGTAATGGTTGATCTGCTCCGGCGCCTTTGTTGTACTCAGGGTGTCCTGGAGGCGGTCCATCTTTTTTAGTTAACGCTGGTGATTTTTCTGTTTCCGGATATGCTGGAACAAAATCTTCAAAGTCTGCTGTTTCTTCCATCATAGATTTTAAATCATATTCAGCATCTTCAAAATTTACATTTACTTCTTCAAATAATAAGTTTTCATATGTGAATGCCATTGCTAAATTAACTGGCTGACTTGAACTGTAATCAAAGTTGTCCATGTCTACTCTAGATAATCTAGGGTGTACTACTCTTGTTTTTGTATAAACTTTTCCTGCAAGTTGGTAGAAGTCTATACTTTTTAATAATCTGTGTTTGTCTGATTCAAATTCTCTTAGACCAAAGTTGTGAGTTTTTTGAAACTGATCTGCTGTTTGGTAGATGCTTTGAACGTAATTGTGATCTTCGTTAACATCTATTGTACCTGATCCTTTTTTCTTATAAAGTCTTGCTGAATTAAATTCAAATTCATACAATAGTTTTATAAATTTTATACCCAAGCCATCATGTGTATCATACATTCTTAGCGTCATAGGATCAAATTCTACTTTTCTATTAATAACTCTTTTTCGATTGTACTGGTTAACAATATCTTGTACCACACTAAAATTAGGTGCGTCAACAGTATGACAAATAAAATGTAAATTGTCTCTAAAGTTTTTTAAGAATAGTTGTTGTGGTCTTAGAAAGCTGTCAATAACATCAGGGTATAAGTTAAAAACTATTACAAACTGATGTTGTTGTCTAGGTGCTGACTGAAAGTCAGAGCCGCTTGTATAAAGTTTCGCGGCTCTGTTTGCGGGTTTTAATACTGTACTCATCGAACAAGTTTATATAGACTAATAATATTATGCGTTCGAACCACCAAGACCAACTGAAATTAGAGGGAAAATTGTATCTCCCGGTGCTTGATGTATTGCGTTATCATATCTTATTGTCAAAATAACTTGTACTGGTTCTGACACTGCATAATCACCATCTGAATAATCAACGTTCTGTAAGAAGCAACCTTCTACGTCCCATTGCTCTAATTCCGTGTTATTAGTACCATCTAATATTTCTATTTTAGTACCAAACTTGTAATTAGATCCAGCTACTGCTGAAGTTTGTTCAAAGTGGTTCATTTGTTTCTGAACTTGTTGTCCAACTAGTTTAGAAATGTTATTATTAATATCGTCCCTTAAAGTAATGTTAATCGCTTCCCATGTATGTTTACCTTGCATATATGAAATTGAGTTGTACGAGTGAACTGGTACTTCCTCATGATTTACTTTTGGTCTCGTTACTGACATAACTTGTTGTGTTAATTGCAGTGGAGAAGCACCAAGATTTCCAAAGTTAGTGAATCTTACTCTAAATCTATATTTTAATTTAGGTTGTAAAATACCACCTCGCCCTGTCGATCCGTCGATTGGTACACCGAATTTTGAAAGTGTTGCCATTGTCTACTACTCCTTATTACTATATTTACTTTTTATCGTGTTTTTTAACATTATAAAAATTTTGTTAAAGGGTTATTAAAGGGATAGTTATCTACCCCCTTAATTAATCTTTAAATTAGCTTGTTAAATCCTCACCTGTGTTTTTGATACGAAGTGGAATGTATATAAATTCAATTGCTTTTACTGGTTGTATTGCAATATCAATGTATAATTCATTTCTATCAATTCTAGCACCTGTGTTATTTGTTTCATCACAAACTACTAGGAAATCAAATAGTGCTCTCTTAGTCACTAAATCTTCCATGAATCTGTTAAATGTATCTGTTACTTGATCTCGTGTTACTCTATCATTTGGTTCAAACAAGAATGGTTTTGCCAATAAGTCTAACTGATATCTCATGTGTACTAATAGTCTTGCAACATTAATTCTATCCATAGCTGACGCTACAGGTGATAATGTTTTTTGACCAAACACTGTTAAACCTCTATTTGGTATAAACGCAATTGGATTAATCTTATTTGCGTATAACGTATCTCTTTGACCTTCTGATAAAGTTACTGCTTGGAACTCTCCTTCAGTTGTGATATAACCTACTGAAGTTGAATTGTCAACAATACCTCTAGTAAAGCCTGCTGGTGCAAACCAAGGAAATGCAACTTGATCATTAAATGCAAGAGTTCTTAACGCAATATGCGTTGCCGGAACTGTTACATTATTACCTGACAAGTCTGTTGTAAAACCTGATGGGTAATATACAGCGGCATACTGTGATGCTGAAAGTAAACCTTCTTCACCATTTGTTGCGGCGTTACTTGTATTAGTTGCCCAGTTTTGTACTGATGTTCCATCTGGTGTTAATCTGAAAGGAGTGTCTGCAAGTACAAAGGCAGTTTGTTTTCTGTCTGTACTTAAAGTAATCATTTCATCTAACAGTTCAGGATAACCAGGAGCGGCCATCAAGTTAAAGAATCTAGATTCTGCTCTAATTTCTTCATTACCTGATAATGCGGCTTGCATTGCAGTAACAATGACTTTTCTCTGAGCGGCTCTACCCATGTAAGGTGATCCGTCTAATTTATTACCTGATTCAGTTACCCAAACATTACCATTGTTTGTACCATCAAAAGTGTAATTTGTTACATATTTTTTAACATTGTAACCACTTAATCTTGTATTGAACAATAATAGACCTTCTGGATAAACGGCTGGATCCGGTGCGTCAGAATCAAAGTTTGTGTATGCTGAACCCCAATCTTGACCATCTTCTCCTGTACCACTTGGATTACCAACTGCGTCTGCAAAAACTATTCCTTCTGCAGAACTTTGGTCAGCGTTATCCAATAGTACCCATTTACTTGTTGCTGAATTGTATTTGTAAACTTTTGGATATGACTCTAATTCATTTGAATCAATCCAAACATCTCCTGATGCTAAAGCAGTACCATCTGATTGTGTAGTTGGCTGTTCTGATACAATTTGTAGATCTTTTAAACCACCTGATACAACACTACCTGCTGTAAATCTATCATTTGAGTTTGCGTAGGCGTGCCATTTCATTGTTCCGCCATCGTTAACTGCTACAAAGATATCAGCTGATTGTGATGAGTTGTACCAAAGTGTTCCGTTAACTGGATCACTAGTTGGTGCTGACTTAGATGCTTCATAACTTAGATCTGACCAAAGTGTTTGGTAGAATGCTTTGTGTGCCGCTGAAGCTGTAGCAAGATTAGGAGTAAATCCTAATGCTGATACTTCTGATGCTTGAGTTGCCACGTTGCTGTCATCATCTGATTTTTGGATGTAGACTGCATAACCACCTGCTCTAGATAATCTTAGATATTGTTTTGTTGCACTCTTGTAGTCACAGCAGACATTGACTACAA